GTCGCATTTTGTTAGTACGTGGTGAGATACTACTAACAGGCCGGGGGCTTTCTTTTCACCCCCGGAAGTTCATCTATAAATTCAGGATTGTTTTAGCGTCGGTTTTACATTGTTCCCGGTACGCCTGGTATGCTTCCCATTCCTGGCGAAATTCAGCCGAACGTTCAGTGTCCGGGTTCGTCATGGAAACAATCATATTGGACTGGATAGCTTCGACCTCGCTTTGCGTGTAGCGTTTCCGGATCAGGCCGTTTACAAACGCTTCATAGCTGGCCGTTGTGGCTTCGATAAGTGTTCCCCCGTCTATTTCTTCACCTTCATAGGAATAACCCATTACAGGGGCGGAAACGGGCAAATTTTCCGGTTCTTCGGCCGGCATTGCTACTGAAGGAATGTATTCTTCCCGTCCTTCGTTCAGGTAGAGCATGAAACGCCCTGCATCGTAATGTAAGTATGTACGTCTTTCTTGATAAATTTGCTTATTCATAATCTTTTCTTTTTAGTCGTCCGGATCGACAATAGTATAAAAACTATTGCCTTTATCGCCGAACGGTTGTTTAATAACTTTCGCCAGGCAGGGGTAATCCTCGTTATCCGTTTCCTTCAGTAACTTCGCCAGCGCTTCCGATCCGGTAAAGCTGATATGCTTTTCGCCGGCCTTCGCCACGCTGCCGTCCGGAAGTTGGACGTCTTCCTGAAGGACGTACTGGATAGTCAGACATTCGCCCCTGTATTTTGACTGGCTTATCTCGTAAGCCGTCAACTGGATCACTTTGTTTAAAATAGCGTCCAGGTGCAATTTTTCGCCTTCCAGCTTGCCCTGGCTTTTTCTGATTTCTGAAAATTTTTTCATTCCGAGTATTTTTAATAAATTGTTTGAATTACAATGTTTCATAAACCCCAGTTCGCTGGCGACCTGAAGGCGAATTTCTTCTTCAGGGAAGCGCCGTTTACGGAGTTTTGCCACCTTCCGGCAAAGCGCTTTTTTATTCTTCTTCCGTGCCAGTATGTGAGTATGGAAGCTGACATAACCGACGAAGTCCACGCCCCGGCTTTCGACCGGGTAAACCTGGTAGTTCTTCTTTATGGAAAGCCTACGACGGTCATTCAGGTAGTCATTAATAGCCACCAGCCAGCCGTGTAGCTTCGCCTTATCATCGGCCAGTAGAACAATATCATCGGCATAACGGTAGTAATACTTCACGCCGTATTCTTCCTTTAGCAAGTGATCCAGTTCTGAAAGGTACAGGTTCGCAAAAAATTGACTTAGATAGTTGCCTATGGGGACACCGGTATCGGTTGAGTCGATAATCTCGTCCAGCAACCAAAGTAAATCCGAGTCTTTTAGCTTTTGCCGGATAACTTGCTTCAGTATATCGTGGTCGATAGACGGGTAAAACTTTCTAACGTCCAGCTTCAGGCAGTAAGCGGTACCGGCCGGATCATCCTTTAAGTCCCGGTTCAGTTTATACAAAAGCGAATGAATGCCACGCCCTTTTACACAGGCATAGGTGTCACGGGTAAAGCTGTTTATCCAAATGGTTTCTACCTGAAGCATAATCGCCCAGTGGACGACACGGTCACGAAAAGGAAGTTTATAGATAATACGTTCTTTCGGTTCGTAGAGGGTGAAGACATGATATTCCGATGTTTTGTAAGTATGGCCTGTAAGTTCCCGGTGAAGTTCTTCCAGGTTTTCTTCCAAATGGGCGCCATACTCCAAAACGTCGTCACGGTTACGCTTTCCGAGTGAAGCACAATAGAACGCTTCACGTAGATTGTCGATCGAGCATACACGCCCGTAAAGGTTACCGTACTTTTTCATTTTTTCGGGTTTGCTGGGTCTGTTGGGTCTGCTTTGCTTAATTGGGAGCCTTCGAACCGTTACCGGCCTACCAACACCCGTTACTGCTTTGTTATCTTGTGCCAAGTGGCAAGGTCTTTCCTTCATACTCCTACAATTTGGGTTGCAAAGTATAGGGGAGCCGAGACATTCGCATTCGCATTCGTCACTGCATTGTTCGAATTCGTATAAGACGCCCCTGCATTCGTGCCTGCATTCGCATTAGAGCCGGCAAGACGACAGCGGAAACTAAACGCCCCGGAAGAAAACAACCTGGTAGTAGACTTATTTGGCATATTCAATACCGGTAAGCTATCAAACCAGGACAAAAGTACAGTTTTACAGCCACCTATACAAAAAAACCGAAAAATAAAAAAAAATCGACCGCCTTCGGCGGAAGGAACGCTCCCGCCGGGGAATAGACTTTTATAATACTTAGAATGAAAAAATTTCAAAGAACGCTTTTCCGTTTCCGCCTCGCTACGCTCGGAAGAAATGTCTTAGTTTATTACGGGATCTTCTTTAAAATAGCAGAGGGGAGCCGAGACAGTCGCATTCGCATTCGTCACCGCATTGTTCGAATCCGTATAAGACGCCCCCGCATTCGTGCCCGCAGCCGCATTAGAGCCGGCAAGACGACAGCGGAAACCCTGGGAACTTGCAGCGTTTGTATAAAAATAGTCTGCAAAATAAGTCGACGCAGAAGCCCCGACTTCCGTCGGCAACATCGCTAACTTATTCATGGAAACTCTTTTTATGTAACCTTCAGAACGGGGAAGTTCGCACGCTTTTATCATGCCGTCCAGGCTGCCGTCATTGTAAGAGGCATAAAGCGACGGCGCCACGTAGCCTTCCGTTTTTTCGGCGCCGGCATTGATAATAATACCCCGGACGATACGGTAAGTATGACCGTACAAGTTTTTCAGCCCGAAAAATACCGGAATTTTGGCGGCGTAGCGGACGGTTCCGTCGGCGTTCATAATGTTATAAGTAGCTTCACCGCAACCGTCGCCCAGTTCGACACCGGCGGAACAGGGAACAACCGGGTAATAGCCGTTATATCCGTTCCAGTCCGGCATGTTGGTAACACCGGCGCCCAGGCCGCCCTGGTACAATCCGTTTGCGTCCTTTTCAGCGTTTACGGCCGTCTGAATATGGCGGGTGCCGAAGATGATCCGGAACAGGTATTCAGGTACCGCTTCAGCCACGTACCAGTTAGCGTCCCAACCTTCGCCACGTTTACGGGCGTAAGTGGAATAATTACGGTAAGTAATGGATGTCGCAACCTTTCCCAACTGGCTACGGTAGGTTCCGTCCCAATCGGTTTGATTGCCGCCGCCCCGGTATTGCGCCGCTTCGTTGATAATGGAACAAAGTTTCAAGTTCGTGCGGTCAACCACGCCGCCGCCGATGGCTGCCGTACCGCCTTCAGGAATACAGTAACATTCCTTTCCTTCTATCGGTTCAGTGCTGACAGCTTCGTACAGGTAGTTACCTTCTTTCCAACTGGCGTAATAGTGTTTATTCCAACACCACATATATTGCCCGTCGGTACCGTCCAGCTTCGCCGGGCTTCCGTCCTGGAACTTGTAGTGGTTCGTCGGATCAAGTTTGCGCCGGACACGGTCGTCGGTTACCAGGTAACAGCCCAAACCTAAAACGCTGGGAAGGTCACGAAGGAAGTCGATGTTCCCGTAGGCTTCACCCACCGGCGTACTTAACGTTTCGTTCCAGCGCCGGCAGGCGATACGCTTGTTTACAAGGTTGATAGCTTGTAACAGGTTCACGTTCTTAGACTCGCCGGTATGATCCTGAACTTCTACCGTGTAGCTTTCAATAGCGCCGGTAGACTTGCTTAGTTCATTGATTTTTTTGCCTCTTGTGAAGGCGTCGGCAACCTGGATTAAGGTCGCCTCTTGTGCTGCTGTAAATGCCATAATTTCAGTTTTATAAAGTTATTACTATGTTAGTCTGATACTGCCGTCGCTGTTAAGTCGGATAGCGCCATCGCCGGTTAAGCGGATGGCCGGTTCCTGTACCTCAATATCGACGGTTTGATATATCCCTGTATTGTGCGTCGGGATTACGTGTATTTTCGTGTGCCCGGTCTTGTTTACCGCCAGTTTCCCGTCAGGTTCCACGTAAACGGAGTCGCCCCCGTTTATGGGCTGTTGGAAAACTACATTCTGCAACACGTAAGCCGGGAAAAGCCGGGGTTTGATGTATTGCGTTACCGGGTTCCGACGGGTGATGACCTTGTTATAAGTCAGTTCCATGCGGGAAGGCGCCAGTAACGCCTGACTCATTAAAGACGACTCGGCCGCTTTCATGCTGGCTATTTGTTGCCTTCCGTCGGCGATCATCCGTTCAGCGTCTACGGCGGCCAGTAGCGCTTCTTCCGTGGCCGTTTCGGCATCGGTTGTGGCCTGTTCCGCTTTAGTGGTGGCGCTTACCGCTTTGATGGCTGCCGAAGTGGCGTTACTGGACGCCTGGGCGGCTTCGGTTGCCCGCTTTAAGGCTTCAGCGGCCGCCGCTGTCGCTTGCTTACCGTTGGCGATACACTTCCACCAGGCCGTGTCTGTTACCGGGTGCCCGGTATTGTTGTCCTTCAGGGACAAGTAACAACTGTCTTCAGTCGTTACGAAATTGAAAAAGTCGTAACGGGTGGCCGCATTATAAGCGCCTTTATCCACGAAGGCGACCTTCCCTAAAATTTTGTTTCCTTCTGCCATTTCTATTTCGGGTTAAAAGTTAAATTCCCTTCGTTGTCAATATTGAACATGTCCGCCACGATTTCATCCTGATAGTTCATAATAAGTTCCATCGTGTCCGGATCAATGTAAAAAGTAGGATATAGAACACCGCCTTTTGCCAGGACACCCGTATCGACGTACTTCTTCAGGGTGGCGTCCCACTTCCACCAGTTGCCGTTATCGCCCATCATGGTAGGATGATCCGCCAGTTCCTTCGCCCGGTCGGCCTGGTTGGTTGCGTCGGCCGTGGCTGCCGTGGCCTTGCCGGTGGCCTCGTTGGCCTTCCGGGTGGCTTCAATCGTTTCAGCCTTTGCCAAAATGGTAGCTTCTTTTACGGCGTTGGTCGTGTCGGCGGCCTGGTTTGCCTTATCCTTTGCGGCATTGGCGCCGGCGGTGGCCTGAATAGCGTCCGCCGTGGCTTTGGCCGCCTTATCTTTAGCATCGTTTACGCTGTCGGCGGCGGCGTTGGCACGGTCGCCGGCGGCAAGAACCTGCCCCCGGACGGCTGTAAAGTCTGCCGTCGCTTCCTTCGTTTCCTTTGTCGCCTGACGGGCTTCACCGGTGGCCGCTTTGGCGTTGTCGGTCGCTTCTTTCACCGTGTCCAGGGCAATATCCTGAAGCAAGGAAACCGGCGCTTCCACGACCTTTTCAACACCGCCGACTTTCTTATAAGCCGGAAGCGAGAAAACACCGGTTAAGTCGCTCACGATCTCAACTTCTGAAACGCCTTGTGCTTCGACGCCCAGTTTTTCCAGTATGACCGGCAAAAGTTGGGCGGCTATATAGTCCAGTTCTTCACGCTTATAGGCCATAATCCCCCCTTACTTGTTTGCGATGATTTCGGCCACGTCTGAAGCGGCCACGGAAGAAACGGACTTTCTTTCGGTGGCTGTGGTAGCGGAAAAAGGTTCAAAACTTGTGTGCATCCGGTCGGCCGCCTTGTCATAGCTGACACTGCCCACGTTCTTATTCTCCTTTACAATGGTGCCGTAAACGTTGGTTACTTCTTCGCCGGCTTCAGTAGGCACCAGCGTAGCACGGTAGTTTATTACGATACCGGTGCTTTTCACTTCAGACTGAAAAGTCTTTGTTCTTTGTTCTTCTACTTGTTTCATTTTTCGGTTGTATTAACTGTTTCAAGTTCTTCAGCATTTTCAGCCGGGGCGGGAGTAAGTGCGCTGATAATCGCCTTTTTCCCGGCACCCAGTATATTATCCGCATCCGTGATAATAGCTATAATCACCGGACGGTAAACTTCCGGTATTTCGACCGGGTTATCATCATAGTATATTTGCCGGGCTAAATCCGCCAGGCCGATTTCAGAGGTTGAACGGTTGATCGTGTTGCCAACCGTATGCCTTACGTCCATTACTTCCGGTTCCTCAAATTTCACTTCAACCGGCATTTCTTTAAAGTTCACTTTCATATTTCTGTATTTTTTAAAATGTTACGACCAATTACTATCCCGGAAAGCACCGATTATCCAACCACGACCGAGCAGGTTTGTAGCCGGTACCGGAGTCATAAAGTCTTCTATATTCCTACATTCCGCTATTTCTCCGCCATGCCATTGCACCTTCTCCCCGTTTGAGTAGATATAAATATTATTGTTTTGGTCATGGGCGTTTACGACAGTAACCCTTTGACTTTTATCCCCACTCAGCAAATACCTGTATGTACCGGATGTCCTGATTATCACCAAATCAACAGGGAAACCGGCGGCATCCCCTGACGTACCATATAAGGGGATGGTATAATACGTTTCTTTGGCGGACGATTGGGCGGAAACAAGCGACACGTAAACTTTGCCGGTCTCAGTATTCAGGCCATTTACGTAGAAATAGCCGTAACTGCCCAATACTACAAGCGTGTTCCTACCGGAAGCGCCAAAATTACCACGACACCACAAGTCAGAGGAATACAGGCGATAACTACGTTTATTCGTATAGTCATAGCCCTGGTGGTACATGTCACCGCTGAACCACATTTTCCCGTCCGTTCCGAAGGAAATACCGCCTACGGTCTTTCCTTCACTGTTTACACAGTTTAATGATTTAAAGGAACCGGTGACACCGGTAAGGGTACCGCTGAATTTTCCGTCTACCGCTTCGATAGTACCGTCCTGTAATACCTTAAACTTTGAGTTGACAGTTACAGCCCCTTCAAGTTCTATTCGTTTGGCTTTTATCTTTGCCAGGTCTTCCGTCAGGTTGATATACGTCACCGGATCTTCATAGCCGGAAAGGTCGAATACTGTCGCTTCCTTCAGGTACCAGGTCACGGCCGTATTATAGTCGTTATTCGTCTGGCCGGTTGGTACGTCCTTTGTCAGATAGAAAAAGTTAGTCGTTGAAAAGCTACCGGAGTCGCCGCAAAAAACCTGGTACCGGTATTCTTTCCAGTCACCGGTTCCGGCGTTGTCAGTGATCCACTGGCTACGCCCGTTGTTCCCGGTTGCATTGCTGGCGAAGTTCAGCCGGTAACCTTTAGGAATGTTGGCGGTGAAGCGGGCTTCAAACACGGCGTTTACACGGGTGGGCGTGCTGAAGGTGAACCCGCCCAGGCCGGGGCTGGAATTTCCGACGACCTTCTGAATACGTACCTGGAATACGCCGCTGTTGGCCGCCGTTTCATAGCGGGTGACTGTCACGGTTTCGCCTCCCGAATTGTTGTACCGGGAAATACCGTTCATGCCTTTTACAAACTTCACGTCTTTGTTCAGCGGGTAACCGGTCGCCTTGTTTATCGAAAGCAAAAGGTTACGATCCGTTTGTTCAATGGCCGACCAGTGGCGGTTCAGGGTAACGTTAATGTCGCCTACCGTCCCGTTAAAAGTGTCCGTCAGCACGTAGTTCGTGAATTTCTTTTCCACGGCGTTCATGCGGCTGCCCATGCTGGTAAGACTTCCGTCTATCGCATTTGTTTTATTTACATAAGTGGTTAACGTCCCTTCAGCGGCACTCATACGGTTTCCCAGGCTGGTAGTCGTACCGTCCAGGCTGTTCAACCGAGTAGCGTAAGTTTCCAGCGTTCCTTCCGCCGAATTCATACGTGTGCCCAAGTTGGTAAACAGGCCGTTTGCTTTGTCCTCAAATTTAGAAAACAGTTCCAGTTCCCCTTCAGCCGCTTGCATACGAAGTCCTAAATCAGCGACCGTATTGTTTATATCATCTGTCTTTTTAACGTAAAGCCCCAGCGTTTCTTCCGCCATATCCAAATCAATGCCGATCTGTGTAACGGTTGAATTTATTTTATCGGTCTTTTCGCCCCAAAGCCGTATATTTTCGTTTGCGGCGTTCAGTTCGATACCCAGGTTAGTAACTGTCTTATTAGTGTTGTCTATCCTTTCACCCAGCAAAGCAATTTTTTCGGCAGTCTGTTCAAACTTTGTGCCGACTTCGATTTTAAAGTCTTCCAGCGGACGGTTGGTAAGCGCCAGCACGTCGATATAAACGTCGCCGGTAAACTTCAGCACGAAGTCGCCCACGCCGTCCCAGGTACCGGTATATTCCAGGCTTTCCGTTTCGACGCTTTCCGTCAGTTCTGCCTGAATAAAGGGAAGTCGGCCTTCGCCCTGGGCGGAGCCTTCAAAGCCTACCGTCAGAGTACCGGCGCTTTTACAAATGTATTTGAACGTCAAATATAAAACGCTGGTAGCCGGTTCCGGCTTTCTCACGTCCGCATTTGCTTGACGTATGCCGCTGTTCTTTATGCGCAGCATATTACGGCCGTCCAGGTTGACAATACCGGCGACCTTTTCCTTTTGGGCGTACAGGTTCCGGTTAAACATAAGTAGCTTGCCGCCGGCAGTGTACGTCCGGATCACGTTTTCACGTGCCCAGCCGTCCAAGTTCTCCGTAAATGAAGCGTTCTTCAGGAAGTTGTCCTTCTCGCTCATGTTGTACGTCTTATTCTGCATGTCAACCCGAAAAAGGTTTTCCATCATATCCAGGCGGGTTTGTATATTTTCCCCGTTCTTGAAATGGAATTCACCGATAGCGTACAAGTTTTGAATGAAAGCGCCGAAGCCTTTTAACCAACCGAACCAGGTATTATAAATGCCGGCAAGGTTCCCGACACGGCTTTTAACGGCGTTGTTCGGATCAGTCTTTGCACCGTAAAGCACGTCGATATAAGGAGCGAAAGCGCCCACCGTCGTATTCATTATAATGCCCTTACGGTCGGAATTCGTAAGGTTATCCATGCGAACCAGGACGTCGCCCTTCTTTATGTCGGCTTCGTTCCCGCTGAAAGTGTTGTAGGTAATCCAGTCCAGGCGGTTTTCGCCGTCGCTGTCTGATCCCATGCCGGTAGCGGAAACAACCAGTTCATAATGTTTCGTAACGTTGTAGTCGTTACCGGCGGAAGGACGGCCGCCGAAGCGTTGACATTCCAGGCAATCATCAACCCAAAACGGGTTATAAAGAAGACCGCCCCCGGTATCAAAATATATCTTTTTGTTCTCCAGGTCGACGTGATCAACTTTCATCATACCCGAAAAAACGCTGTTATCCCCTTCGCCCTTCAGTTGGTTTATTATCAACTCAAACACACGGAGCGCCCCCCGGATCGTAACTTCGTCGAATTCGGCGTAGGACTTCTTTTCCTTTGCGCCGGCAACGTTCAGTACTTCACGCATCAGGATAGCCCAGCCTTTACCATTCAGGAACCCGGAAAGAAAGTCCGGCGAATTCACGCTGTCATGGAACACGCCGGCGCCTTTTACGTCGATACCCTTCAGGAAGTGGATCAATTCCCTGGCCGTATCTTCTATGTCTTTCCTTAAATATTTGTCGTCCAGTTCTTCGATGGCCGCTTCTATTTCTTTGTCCGTCCGGAGCGAAGAATAAACGCTTTGATTGCTGGCTTCCAGTTTGTCACCGACACGCAGAATATCATTAAACAGCTTACCGCATACGCCCAGGCCACGCATAAAATTTATATATGCCTTCGCTTCGTCCGGCTGGTTCTTCAGCAAGAATTCACGCATGGAACGACGGGCGGAAAACACGTTATATTCCGAAGGATCGGCGCTGTCCCAGGACTTCAATACCTGAAGTACGTCCTTATTCAGTTGTTCCTTAAAGGCCGCCTGTATTTCGGTAATGTTGTTTTCCATTTTGGAAAGTTTCGTAGAACTGACGGCCAGGGAACACCCTATATTCATTTCCGTGGGGTTGTTCACTTTGCGGCTGATCGATACGACACGGCTGTCCTGGTACCCGCTATCGAAATATTCACTATAAAGGCGGACACGGCGCCCCAGCTTCAGGTTGATTTCTTTTTCCTGGAAATAAATATAGTCGGTCGGCGCTTTATAGACGGCCGTATCGATGCTGTATGTTTTCAGGAATTCGGCGACAGCGTCGGCCAGTTCTTTTTCAGCAAGCCGGTAGTATTCTTCCGGCATACGGATATTATAAAGCACGTAGTCGTTACCGGTGTGCGGGATCAGCCGGCCGCCCGGTAATTGCTGGTTCTCATACGGGTATTGATTTATAATTTCAAACTCCTTTGTGTCATTGTTCCAGTTGACCTCAAAGTCCTGTCCGTTCAGCTCGCCGCTTTGGAACTTCACCATTTTAACCAGGCCGCCGATTTCGTAGTCGTTGGGGTTAAAGGTCAGTCCCGGATCGGTAAAGAAGTAAATTTCCCGTTCTTCGCCTTCGATAGTACGGGCTTCATGGCGCACGACGCCCACCTGGCCGACACGCCGGGGATATATACCGCTGAAGGCCGCTTCTTCGGAATACTCAACGATACCCAGGTCGGTATTCTGTTCAACGTATTGGGCGCCACCGGGAAGGTGCAAACGGCTACTGCCGTAGGTTTTAGAGTCTATATTCCGGGTGCTGCCGATTGGGTACAACCTTGTAAAGAACGGGGCGTTATCGTTGCTGTCCTTACTAACGTTCAGTAAGCCCATGCCATAGCCCAGTTCTAACATGTCGCCATGCTCGCAGCGGCAAAGGTTCAGCGTGTAGCCTTCCACCCACCATTCGGTTTTCGTGGCTTCAGCGAGTTTTCCCAGGCCGTCAAAGCATGAAACACAGTCGTATTCTATGTTCACGTTTGCACTGTCGACTACCTGGCCGATAGCCCATACGTCGGAACCGGTGATACGGTTCATGTTATCCACGAACAACTGTAAATGTTGCGCCGGGCTGTCATTCAGGGAAAAGGCGGTGGAATTGTCACCGTCGACCATTTTCAGAACAAGGGCTTTTTTTAGCTTCGACTCAATGCCGTAGAACTTCACGTCGTACTGGTATTCAATAGAGGACTTTTTTACCGGCCGGTAGTTCTTCAGCAACCAGTAACGTTTCCCCAGGAAGTCCACGTAATCGTTCACCTTCAAACGGATATATTCGTAGTGCGTGAAGGAAAGCGTCAGGACGGTGTCCGACATCAGTTCTTCATTCGTAGCAGCACTATCGGCCGGTGACACGGTCGCCCGGATAGTTCCGTTTTGTTTATAGATGTTTATTTCCATTTGAACGATATTTGAATAGTGTTTGAATACTCTTTAAAGGGTGGGAACGGGTTCCCTGAATTTTACTTTTATCTTGCCGGCGACCGTCGTACCGTCCAGCGGCGTAAGCTGGTCGTAACCTGTACTTTCTTTGTAATACATGCGGTACGTTTTACCCAGTTCCGGCAAGCGGACATTCAGCCAGCCTGATTTCAATAAGCCCAGGAAAGCCTGGTAGTTTTTGATAAAGCCGGCTTTCCCGTTCCCGGTAATGGCGAACTGAAGGGTTACGTCCCTGGCTTCAAAGGCCGGGGTTAGTTTGTCCGGTAGCTTTTCCCCGTCCTGTTCCCGGAATGAAACGGCCGTGTAGGCTTTCATCTTCGGGGGTGTAAGCAGGGCGGCGTAATTCGTGTTATCACCGGCCTTGTCTTCAGTCAAAAAAGCGCCGCAAGTCTTATAGACGTCGTCGTCATTGATATATAAAAGTCCTTCCAGTATATCCATATTATTGTGTTTTAAGGCCGTCCCGGCGGATTGTTTCTATATCCGTGGCGATGGCTTTTAGTTTCTCATTACAGCCGGCCGTATTTTCGGCTATTTCTCTCACGTAGTCCGTACATTGGTGCATTTCGTCGCTTATGTACAGGACGTTTTCGTCGATGCTGGCGTCGTGTTGCTGGACGGAAGTAAACAGTCCCTTCAGTTCGGTACCGGTTTCCTGATCCATCGTTTGAAAGGTGCCGGCCTTTCCGCTTTGCTGACTTCCGTCCTCGTTCTTCCAAAGGTTGAAGCCACGCTTCGCAGCTTCATCCTTCCAGTTCTCCATAAATTCTTGTGCCCGATCCATATCCTGACCTACACCGGCATAAAAGTCGCCCATGATGTTCATGGCGTCTTTTGCGATCTGTTCTTCAGACTTCCCGCTTCCGTAGGCTTCTTCCAGTTGTTTCTGTAACTTGTCGAACTTGCCGGCAAAGAACAAACTGTATGCAATCTGACGGCCTAAGTTTTCAAGCACTTCAGCACCTTTGTCGCCGAAGTCCGTCCAGGCATCGCTACCGGTCTGAATAGCGTTTACAATGCTGTCCATCATCCCGTCGCCCAGGCTTCCGAACGTGTCGGTCAGGTAGTCCCGAAGGGCTTGCTGGGCTTCGTCGGCCTGTTCCTGTAAATCAATCAGGCTTTGCAGCAAAGCCTTGTTTTCGTCCGACATGGTTTGCGTGTTGATAATAGACTTCGCACGCTCCATGTTCAGACGGTTTTCCCCGTCGATCAGGTCAGGATATACTTGCAATACGCCCGTATAAATGTCTTTTCCTTTACCCCAACCGAATAAACCGGTTTTCTTGTGGCCGGTCTTAACGGTGACGTTATAAAGTCCCCGTATTCCCTGTTCATAGGCCGCCTTTTGCTTGTTGAATTCGTCCAGGCTGCCCTTCAGGTTAAAGGGGTTGAGTCTCTTTTCGGGGGCTTCACCTTTCAGTTCGTCCTTATATGCCTGTATGGCGTCCCGGTACACCTGTACAGCCCTGGCCGCTTTGGCGATGGACTGTTCGCCGAAAATGTTTTCGGCTTCCTTCATCAGAAGGTTTTGCTGAAGTAACAGCAGGTTATATTCCCGCTGCATTGCCAGTTTATTAGCGGCGACTTCGGCCAGGGCTTCCTGGTGACGTTTTTCAGCGGCGGCGCCCATGCTGAAAATGGCGGTCATTACCTGAATGGCGGCGCCGACGATAGCCAGGATAACGGACGCTTTTTCCACGGCCGATATACTTTCGGCGGCACCTACGCCCAGCGCCTTGATACCGTCTATCATGGCGATTGCACCGCCGGCGATATTACTTGCCGCCTGAAGGGCTTCCTTCGTGCTGTCGTCCAGGAAGTCCATACTGTTAATCATGCCGTCAATTTCGGCCTTACAGCGTTTTATGGCGGTAGAATTCTTTTTCCACTTCTTAGCGTCGTCCGGCGCCTTCGTTTCGTTTTCGGCCTTTACGTACTTGATTTCATCCTTCAGGGCGGCCACTTTGGCACGGGCGACGGCTGTTTCTTTGGAGTCCTTACCGCTTGTTTTCTCGCTTTCGGCAAGCGCCTTTTCCGCCTTATCCAACGTGTCGTATAATTGGTTCAGGCTCATGCTACTAATTTGCGACATAAGCGCCTGGAAGTAAACGTCCTTTTCAGCGTACACACGGTCAAGTTCGGACAGGTTGTCATTCTTCACCTGTTCGGCCTGAATGATAGCTTCCTGTATCTGGCCGTCGACGTCGGCGTTATCCGCCGTGTTGTTCTTCAGGTCGTAGTATTTTTCCTGAAATTCGTGCAGCATTTCACCGGCGGAACCGTCGGCATCGACACCCACCGAAATAACTATTCCTTTGGTGTCGGCGGCCAGCAAGTCGTCGGCGCCGTTCAGGACATTGTCGACATAATCCTGAAGTTCCTTTTCCGAAAGAACGGTTCCGTCCGGAAGAATAGGCGTAACAAGGATTTCCGTTTGCTTCCCGTCGGCGTCCTGAATGCCATACTGGGAAGAAAAGACGGTGGCGATACCTTCGCCCGCATCCTTCCAGCCGGCGGCTACCAGTTTGGCGGCGTCAATTTGGGGACGGGCAAGCAAATCAACGTTACCATTTCCGAAAGCGGCGTTCATTTCGTCACCTATCTTTTTAAGACGGGCGGCGGACGTTTGCGCCTGAAGTTTGGCAATGTCGTCCTGGGCTTTCTTTTCAATGTCAAGACGTTGCTGGGCGAAGTTCCGGTAAGGTTCCAGTAACTTCTTCAGGCTGTCCTGGCGTTCCTTCAATTCCTTTTTATCCAGTTCTTCCAGTTGCTTGTCATACAGTTGGGCGGCCTTTACTTTTTGAACGCCGGCCTGGTAGGCTATTTCCTCTTTTTGTTCCGGTTTAACCTTAACGCCGGCTTTCTTCAGTTTATCATACAGCGCCAGGCGGTCTTTTTCCTCTTTTTCGATCCGTTGCTTTTCCTTCTCGAATTCCAGCTTTGCCTGGGCACGCTGTTTGTCGTACCCTTCCTGTCTTAACGCCAGGTTTTGTTCTTCGATTTTTAAACGGGCTTTAGCTTCCAGTTCCGCCAGGTTGTTAGTCGGTTTTTCCTTCGGCGTCTTCGGATCAGGAACGTAGTCGCCCAGTTTGGTCTTTTTCTTTAAGGCCATCAGGTCATCCTGAAGTTTGGCCGCTTCGTCCAGGTAAGCCTGGCGTTCTTCTTCGGCGGCTTTGACGGCCGCTTCTTTTGCTTCCTTGTTGTGCTGGTTTATCAGCTTTTGGGCGTCTATCTGACCGTGTGACTCGCCTTGTGCCAGGTATAGCCCCATTTTGGAGAACCAGCCCATAGAACCTTCCACGTCGTCTTCAGGCGTGGCTTTTACCTGGGCAACCTTTTCGTCAGCTTCAACGGCTTTGTTTACCAAACTTTGGGCTTTGGCCTGAAGGAACAGCATTTGAATATAGTCTTCCCCCTTTTCCTGAAGAACGTCGTACCATTCGGCAATGGTTTTGTAATAGCCGAAGGTTTCGCCGTACTTCCTGTTCAGTTCTTCGACCTTGCTTTTCTCCTGTTCCTTCGTCCCGGTGAAGTCCTTCAGGGAACGTTTGGTATTATCTATTTCGACACGGGCTTTTATCATTTCAGCCCGGCCGTTCTTTTCTATGTCGACCATTTCGGCGGCCTTTTCGGCGGCTTTGGCCTGGGCGTCGGAATATTTGTTCCAGGCAATGACAAGCCCGGTAACAACCAGGGAAAGCCCCAATGTCAACGTAGCCATTAAGGCAGTAGCGGCGGCGTTGGAAATTCCCAGGGCGGTAGCCAGCCGGACGTTGGCGGCGGTAAGCATATCCTTTGCACGGGCAACGGTTACAAGGCGGAAGGCGGAGTCTTTATTCAGGGCGTTCATTACTTGCTGTAAACCCATCGTAATAGCCATTACAGACTGTACTTTCGTCTGTATCTTTATCAGGTCTTCGTTCTCTGAAGCGAAAACACCTATTACACCGGTGGCGACGGTGAACCCGCCGGCCAGTCCGGACACGCCGGACATAACGCCCTGAAGCCCGGCGTCGTCATGTGCAAGGATATTCGTTTGCGTCCGAAGGTCGCCGATCGTGTCGGAAAGGTTCGCAGCTTCAGCGGCCATCTTTCGATATTCCGGGGTGGTTTCCTTTCCTTCCAGGCGCATCTTTGCCATAGCGTCTTGCATTTCACGAAGCTGCATAGAAAGACGCTTTCCTGAAGCACGGGTTTGTTCGTACTCCTTTTCAACACCGGCCAGGGCGGCCTTTTCTTCGTCCAGGACTTTCTTACAGGCGATAATTTCTGCCTTCATTTCAGCCTGGGCGGTGCCCGGTGCCAGTTTGGCGTATTGCTTTTCAAGGTCTTTTAAGTCACTTTCTACCTGTTTGATAACGGCCTTCTGTTCGGTGATCTTCGCCTTTACCTGGTCGGCCGACTGGGTAACCTTGTCACCTAAAGACGTGGCGGCCTGGCCGGCTTTATTCAAGCCGTCAGATAATTTGTCACGCATCAGAAATTCAATCTCAACAGGTTTCATATTACTTTAATTTTGATTGGAAATACCCCAGGGCACCGCTACCCCGGCCTTTTTTCTTTGGTTCTTTTTCTTTGCCGGTGACGTAGCGAACAGCGTCGGCCGACATCATAATCAATGTTTGATAGTTTACTTTCCACATGATATAGTGCAGGTTCCACCCCGTAGCGGTGGCAATCTGCCATATTACACCGAAGGGGCTATGGCTACCGACTACCCGGCTGTTTAACTCCCCTTTTTTTCTTTTTGGCTCAGTCTCGGACGTAGCGGGTTCGCTATTTCGCTCGATCTGATAATATTCATAAAATCCTTAGTCCCTAATAAGGTGATAAAACGAAGGTTGGCACCCTGAACAAAAGCGTCCGGAACAAACCAACGGATAAACCAGGCCATGAAGGGCGAAAGGAACCAACCGGAAAAGGCACCCCGGCAAATGGTTAGGGCTATCATTTTACTGATCCGCTTGCCATGTTTCGCCAGGAAAACCATTTCTTCGTGTTTGTTGAAGGCTTTCATTTCTTCGTAGGTGAAGCCGATTTTCAGGTAGTGCCGGGCAATCCTTATCTGATTACCCAGGCACGGCCGTTTCATTGTCATGCGGGGTGTGAAGCGCTTACCGGTAAAGGGTATCTTTATCTCTTTAATAGGTAGGGAGACGCCAATGTCCAGCAGGGCTTCCGCCGCTTCCAGTTCTACATTCATAGGTTACAACTTTACGCCCCGGCACCTTCCGGTATGTCCTCAATAGTAAAGGGAGCGCTGCCGTCGGCCGGTTCCGCAATACTTAGTTTACACTTGATTTTGGAAACGGAAGTAAGGTTCAGGTTACCGCCTATGTAAGCAGACAGCAAACAGTTCGGGATCGTGATACGCTGACCGCTGTCCGTGTCGATAACAGCTTCGCCGGTCACTTGTACCAACTTTGAAGGCGCCGTCCAGCCGGTAACAGCTTCGCCGGTCTTCTTCAGGGCGCCGCCCATTGTCGCCATCAGGTTTTCAGGGCTTAACTGGATCAGGTCAAAAGCCGGTTTGATTGTACCGTTTGATTTCGGGATAATTTTCACCGGATAGCCTTTTTTCTGTGCGGCACGGATTTCGGTTGTTTCGCCTTCCTGGCCGCCCCAGTCGAAGGAGTCTTCTTCAATAAAGCCCAGGGACTTTTTATTGAACTTGAATTCGTCCAGGCCATACATTAAATTTTGTTCGTCTCTTTCCATTATAAGTTCTTTCTTTTAAAAATGATTATTACTATCAGTGTCAATATAACCCCGGCTGTAAAACCGATTGAACACCATTTGAACACTGTTTGAAAGGTGTTTTTCTTTATCTCCGTGACCTGTCGGTCGGTGTCGTTACGTATGCGGGTAAGCTCCTTTTCGTAGCGCTCACACTGTACCTGAAGACTGTCACAGGTGGCCGACACGTAAACCGTGTCGCCTACGGCTTCCACTTTTACGCCCGCCTGGCCTTTCTTCTCACTGAAGGAAGCGCCGGGCGGTAAGCTATGGAGGCTCTGTGTAGGTATCTTCAGTTCCACCTTCGACAGCGGTATCGGTATGTTTATCACCTGTCGGACTTCTTTCAGTAGGACGCTGTCTGTGACCGCCCTGGCGCTTTCGGTCATTTTCTTCGTACTTCCGCAACTCGTAACGGACAGGGCAATCAGCATAATGCTTGCAAGTGCTAACCATTGACATAGCCCTTTCCAGCCGGGAAATGACACGATATAATTTTCTGTTTTCATCCTGTAATTTTTCTAATGTTGTTTGTAAGTCCTCGCTGATGGACTTGTAGTAATCAAAGATTTCTTTTTTCTGCCTGGTGTTATTTACCTTCCGGTTTACGAACCATGTACCCAGCGAAAACAGGCAACCGGAAGAAATAAAAGTAACCAGGAAGTCAAACCATGTGTACATGTTCTTTCCTTTCATTATTTAGTTAGTAACTCCCAGCCGGCGTTCACGTCCGCCATGTTGGCCGGTACCCCGTTTTCGACCTTGCTCATGGCTGCCGCAATACGACACATAAGGTTCCGGTCGTTGATATTCACCGGGGCGTCTGCCGGAATACCGGCACCGGCGCAAACAGCCCGGATATAGTTGTCCGTGTGGTTTTCAGAAGGCGGTGCCCAGCGGTTTATCATTTGGCGAAGGGTTTTACAGCCGTTCAGCCTGGAATAATTTTGCAGCAGCTTCAGCATGGCACGGTAGCCGTAGGCCATACTGGTAAACTGTTTAAAGGCCGCATCGGTGGAAGGGGTTTTCTCCCCTTGCCACACGGTCGGGCTTTTCCGGATATTACCCGGATTGTTATTTCTAAGTCCCCGGCTCATATCAGTTTCCGTCTTCTTCGTCGATATGCTGGATTGCTGCCTGTTCAGCGACGCTTCCGGCGTCCGGATCAGTGCTGAACCACTTCTTGCCGTTGAAGTACAGGTCGACAGTCTTACCGCCGCCGATCATCACGTCGGCAATAGTGATCGTTTTGTCGGCTGACTTATTAACCACTTCCAGGCGGGCGCCCAGCATGGCTTCATCGTCCCCGACAATGTTCCAGGAAGCGTCGGCAGTGGGGGTTGCCTCAATGGTGGAAGAATAAGCGGAAAGGGTTACCGTAGTACCTACCAGCTTGGCCTTCGCCTTTGTACGGGTGTCTAACAGGACGACTTCTTCACCGAAAGCGGTGTTCGTGTCGGCCATCATTAACATCTTGAAGAAGTAGAGTTCGCCGGCATTTTCCAGCTTGTCAATCTGGATCACTTCCATATCATCCACCAGGTTCACGCAGCCCCAAAGGTTCGTGTCTAAGTCCATCGTGGCGATCGTGCCCATGATAACGCCGTCAGGCCATTGCGCCAGCGGTATGATAGTAGTGTTCTTGAAACGTTGGGCATTCTGATCCGTCCAGTTGGCGCCTTTGGCGGTTTGGGCGGTCAACTCGTTATCATAAGTATCGGCGTCATTTACGCTCATGACATACTTAAAATTCGGGTTGTTACGCAGCACTTCGGGCGTAGCCTGGCGGACTGCCATCATACGCTTAATCATGCTTGTTTCGGCTGTCTTTACACGGATAACGTCAGGATCGGAGAACACACGGGTAAGCACGCCGTCGAACAGGTGGTCGTCGTCGTTAATGTCATTGACATAAATGCCGTTAATGAAATGGTAGCCCAGTTCAAAGTTCACGACTTTTGCCATTTCGGAAAGCAGCAGGTTCTGACCTTCGGGCGGCAGTTCAGCAAAGACAAGGTTACCCTTCGGCTGGAAGGGGCGCCAAATCTTTTCAAAGGTACGGGGGTTGAAGGTGGTAAACGCCATAAATTCTTGGGGAACCAGTGCCTTTTCGTCGTAGTTGAAAGTTCCCTTTGCGTCGGACTGTTTCGGCATTTCTTTACGCTTCTGAAGCATCTTTCCCGTTTTCATGCGGGGGATAGAAAACTTCTTTGTGATATTCGGTTCGATGTGGATCAGACCTTTCTGCACAAGTTCGTTACCGGTGGCGGCTTTGGTGAGGATTTTTTCTAATACTTCACCGTCGTAATTAGTGTTAATAAGATTAATTGCCATATTGTTTTCTCGTTTTTAATGGTTACACGGTATATCCGTTTTTCTTACGGATGTTTGTCATTTCTTCATCCCAGGCACTGGTTCCACCGGCGGCAGGCTTATGAAGGTTATTCATTACACGACGCTTTGCCGGTAATGCTTTGAGGGCGGCTTCGCCATTTTCACGGTCAGCCTTCAGGAGCGCCTTATACGTGGCTTTCTGTGGTTCAGTGATACGGCCTTCGTCAAAGGCTGTCTGTACCAGGCCGTCGATTTCCGCTTCAGCATCGGCGGCGGCTTTGTCCTGGAAGACTTTCAGGTCTTTCTTCAGGGTTGTTACTTCGGTCGTAAGACCGGTCACTTTTCCGGCTTCGGTTTCCAAATGGGTAATTTGGCGAAGCACGTCTTCATCCGTCGTACAGTCTTTGAACGCCGGACGTTTTCTAAGTTCTTCTAAATTCATTTGATTTTCTGTTTGTGACTGGGTTTTCAGTCGGTTATTGAATATAGTGTACACGTCGTCGGGCGTTGAGTCTTCCGGGACGCTTTCTTCTATGTCATACAGGCCGTCAATAAGACCGGCGTCAAGGGCTTGCTGGGCGGTCAGCCAGTGATCCTTCCCGTCGAAGTAGGTAGCCTTTATTTCATCAACTGTTTTTTTAAGACGGCCGGCAAGCATTTCGGCCAGGGTGTTTTCCAGTGAGTCAATGTTACGGATCACTTCTTCCAGTTCGGCCTTGTTACCGTATGCCCCGCCCTGGATGCTGTGAAGCATCAGGCGGGAAAAACGGCTCATGTAGACAGGCTTCCCGCACAAGGCGATAACGGAAGCCATGCTGGCGGCAATGCCGTCGATATAAATAGTAATGTTGGCTTTGCTGTTACGAAAAGCGTTGAAGATAGCAATGCCGGCGTACACGTCGCCGCCGTTGCTGTTGATACGGGCGTCTATATTGGCGTAGCTGGCTTCCATTTCCAGCAGTTCCCTGGTGACGTCACCGCTACGAACCTTGTCGTAGTCTCCTATATCCCCGTACAGTAATATACAGGCGGCTTCCTGGCCGGGTATCATATTAAAAAATCTATCCATTTGCAAAACGTTTTTTAGGTTCATTTTTGGCGAGTTCCCCGCCCGTTTACTTCGCAAAATTGAGTCAACTTTTACCGTTTTGCAAATCGCATGCGCATGATAACGCTTTATAAGTGAATGATATAACTATAAAGTTGTATGATGCGCCCGCAGTTTTTTTTTGAGTCATTTATATGACAATTTTGCACATATAAAGTAAGACGTATATGGCAGATTTAACGAATAAACAAAAGAAGGAATGGGCGGGTATGCTCTACCTGAAGGAGAACCTGACGCAACAGGAAATTGCGGATAAGGTCGGGGTAAGCCGGATCACTGTAAACAAGTGGATAAAGGCCGAAATGTGGGAACAGCAAAAGACCGGGATCACGCTTACAAGGGAAAGCGTAATCGGTAACCTGTACCGCCAGGTGGCGGAGATTAACCGGAATATAGACGGCCGGAAGGAAGGGGAAAGATACGCAACTTCAAAGGAAGCGGACGCCCTGGTAAAACTGGCGGCGGCCATTAAGAAAATGGAAACCGATACCGGGATAGCCGACATTATAAGCGTAGGAATGCGTTTTATAGAATTCTTGCGGCCGGTGAACCTGGAACTGGCAAAGGACGTCACACGCATGTTTGACCTGTTCGTGAAATCAAGCATAAAGCAATAAGGCCATGAAGCAGGAAGAAAGAGACGCCATCAGGGATTGGGAAGAATACAAGCAAAGTATATACTGTTCCACCGAAGTCGATCCGACCATGTCGCCGGCTGATATAGAAAAACACCGGCTTCACCTGGAAGCGCACCCGGTCGAATGGATAAAGTTCTTCTTTCCCAAATACGCAAAGTATGAATTCGCCCCTTTCCATGTGAAAGCGATTAACCGTATCATCGGGAACCCTGAATGGTACGAGGTGTTAAGCTGGAGCCGGGAACTTGCGAAAAGTACCGTCTGTATGTTTATCATTATGTTCCTGACACTCACAAAAAAGAAAAGGAACGTCGTACTGGCAAGTAACAGCGTAGACAATGCCGAACGCTTGCTGGCACCCTATAAGGCCAACCTGGAAGCGAACCAGCGTATCAAAGCGTATTACGGCGACCAGGTGAACCTGGGTAACTGGACGGCAAGGGAATTCATAACAAAGGACGGCGCCGCTTTCCGGGCGCTGGGTGCCGGTATGTCCCCACGTGGTAGCCGTAACGAAGAAATACGCCCGGACATTGAGGTCATGGACGACTTCGACACGGACGAAGCATGTAACAACCCGGACACCATAGAAAAGAACTGGAACTGGTTTGAAAATGCGCTTTATCCTACACGTTCCATCAGCGAACCCACGCTTATACTTTGGTGCGGTAACATTATCGCAAAAGACTGTTGTATCACCCGTGCCGGCAAAATGGCCGACCACTGGGACATTATCAATATCAGGGACGACAAAGGGAAGTCTACCTGGCCGCAAAAGAACACGGAAGAAATGATCGACCGTATTCTGTCAAAAATCAGCATGAAAGCCCAGCAGGGCGAATATTTCAATAACCCGGTATCTGAAGGGAAGGTATTCAAAAACCGGACGTTCGGGAAAATTCCTTCCCTGAAGAAGTTCCGGTTCCTGGTCGTGTATGGTGATCCCACCCAGTCGGAACAAAAAGGGAAGGCGAAAAACAAGAAGGGTTCCCGGAAGGCTGTATGGTTGTGCGGCGAGATTGACGACGTGCTGTACATTATCAAAGGGTTTATATTCAAAGGGACAAACGCTGATTTTATAAACTTTTACTTTGTGCTTCATAAATGGGTGGGTAACCGGTGCCCGGTATATCATTACATAGAAAACAACTCTATGCAAGATCCTTTCTTCCAGCAAGTATTCAAGCCACACCTGGCAAAGCACCGGATCACTACCGGCGTAAATATAACTATTACACCGGATGAAGAACGGAAGACCGACAAGGCCGTCCGTATTGAAGCCAACCTGGAACCGATGGATAGGGAAGGCCGCCTGATTATGAACATAGACGAAAAGGAAGAACCGAACATGGCCGAATTAAACAACGAGTTCCAATATTTCGACATGGCTTTAAACTATCCGGCCGATGGCATCGACTGCATCGAAGGCGCAAAGCGTGTCATTGAAAACAAGTTGCAGGAACTTACGCCGGCGACGGTCATACCGGCAAAGTCTATGCGGAAATTCAATAAATACAGAAGATAGTTATCACTTTAATACAAAGAATATATGGGAAGATTTATTTCAAAAGAAGACTTCGACGCCACCGTTCACCGGGATATACTGGAAGCTGTCACACGCCAGGATGATGCGGTAGTCGAAATTTGCGCCGACCGGGCTATCAGTGAAATGCGCTGTTACCTTTCCGGACGCTACGACTGTGACGCTGTATTTTCCGCCACCGGCAAAGAAAGGAACCAGCTTGTACTTATGATGCTGACCGATATGGCGGTCTATCACCTGTTTTGTATTCACAACCCTACGAAATTGTCGCAAATGCGAAAAGACCGGTATGAACGGGCGGTGGAATGGTTGAAGGCTGTACGCCGGGGCGACATATCCGTCGACGGGCTGCCGCCGGTACAAAAGTCACCGGAAGAAGTGACAGCCAGTTCACCTTATCAAATGCGTAGTAATAAGAAACGTCGAAATCATTTTTAATCATGGCAAAGAAAAAGAAATACAATAAAATAGCCGTTACCGGGAACGTGGGACGGCAACCGGACAGAACCGGAACAAAAACCATCATACTAACCCAAACCCGCCGGGGTAACATTGATATAGGCGACTATATGACAGCCTTAAAAGCGGCTGAAAATGTGGACTTCCCTTGCTGGTCGAAACTATATGATATTTACGAAGACATTCTAACGGACGGGCACCTTTCAGCCGTCATACAGAAAAGGAAGTCGCCCATCCTGAACACACCGATAGAGTTCAAGCGTAACGGCAAGGTGGACGAAGAAATCGGCGTACAACTCCGTTCGCCCTGGTTCCGTAGTTTCCTTTCTGACCTGGCAGATACCGTTCAGTGGGGAACTTCTACCTTCCAGTTCTTCAGGAACGGGGAATGGCTGGGTTATGACCTGATCCCCAGGAAACACGTAAACCCTATCAAGCGGATCATATTACGCCGGCAGTCGGATATAACCGGCGACAGCTTCGACGAATACGCCGACCTGGTTACTATCGGCAATCCCCGTGACCTGGGTATTTTAGCGAAGGCCGCCCTGTATGTTATTTACAAGCGCAATGCAACGGCGGACTGGGCGCAATTCATAGAGTTATACGGGCATCCACTGAAAGAAGGCATATATGACGGCTGGGACGAAGACTCACGTACCAAAATGACCGACGACCTGTTCAACATGGGGGGATCGGCGGTAATTGTACACCCAAAAGGTACGGAAATAAAGATACACGACGCAGGTAGCAAGTCTGCCAGCAGCGACCTTTATAAATCCTTCGTACAATATTGTAACGACGAACTTAGCAAGCTGGAACTGGGTAACACCCTGACAACTGAAGCCGGCGACACAGGCACCCAGGCTTTGGGTACCGTCCATCAGAGCGTGGAAGATAAAATCGAACGGGCAGACCAAAAGATGATCCTGGATGTTCTGAATTATGAACTGACGGACATATTCACCAATTTAGGTATGAATACGGCCGGCGGTGAATTCTCGTTCGTGGTACCGCAAAATAAAGACCTGTCGGCACGTGTGCAAATTGATATGCAGCTTAAAAACATGGGGCTGCCTATTTCCGACGACTATCTATATGAAACGTATGGCATTGAGAAGCCGAAGAACTACGAGGAACTGAAGAAAGCGAAGGCCGCTTTAACGCCCGATCCTGTTAAACCTGAAGAAAAGAAAGAACCTGAAGACGGTACAGAGGAAGAAGACAAGGAAACGGGTAAAGACGACAGCCCGGAAGAAAAAGTCGACAAGAAAAAGGATAAGTTTTGGAAAAACTTCTTTTCCGGCCTTTCCGGTTTTTTTCCGGACGCCCCCGACAAAGGCAAGGGGGCGGGTTTAGAGTTTTAATGAATAACCTTTACCGGGGAGCCTATGAAGCCAAACCGGTAGAAAGCAGCTTCAACTTTGACGACGCCGCACTAAAGAAAGCCCTGAAGCGGATTTATGAAAAGGACATCGACGTAATGAATGACATCGAAGAAAACCTGTTTAATGCGGTGTTTGAAACCATGTCCGGCGCCGTTGAAGAAGGTTTCGGGGTTCCTGAAGCTGGTGATCCGGACGAAGCCTTTTATAAGGCGCTGAAGGAAGATACAGCGGTATTTGCGGCATTTAAAACCCACCGCTGGCAAAATGATATTGCCGGTCAGTTACTCGACGAAAAAGGGCGTCTGAAACCTTACGAACAGTACCGGCGTGACGTTGACGACCTGATAAACCCGCAACACAAGGAACAATGGCTGAGGACTGAATACGATATGGCTATTACCAGGGCAAGGATAGCCGCCGACTGGCAACAGTTTGAACGGGAAAAAGATATTCTTCCGAACCTGGAATGGGTGGAAAGTACCAGCATTACCCCAGGAGAGGATCACATGATTTTTTGGGGGGTGATTGCGGCCATAGACGACACCTTTTGGAATGAACACCGCCCCGGTGACCGGTGGGGATGTAAGTGCGGGCTACGTTCAACGGACGAACCCTGTACAGAAAAGCCGGATGTTCCGACCGTAACAAAAGCGGATGATCCGGCGCCGGGGCTGAAGGGGAACCCAGGCGTAACCGGGGAACTATTCAGCAGGGATCATCCGTACATGACGGACGCATATAAAGGCGCTGAAAAGGCTGTAAATACATTGCTGACGGCGTTAAAGAAAGAACAGGAAATCAACATTAAAAAACAAAAAGGAAATGGAACTGGAAACACTAAGAAAGGCAAATAGCATCAGGGAAGCAATAGGCTGTTACCATGCAACACTGGAAAAGGTAGATAAGGCCATCGAACAAACCGGCGGCAAATATCCGGTATTTACAGAATTACGTTCGGGTTGCTGGGATGAAAGAATAAGCGTCGGGGACTTATTTTCAGGGAATGAAATTCTGTCCGTTTACCGGGAACGCCTGGCGGCAAAAATCAAATGCCTGGAAGCGGAATTTGCCGCCCTTTAAATATCATTCAAACACTATTCAAATACCGTTCAAATGGATATTAAAGAGTTTACCAGGCAGATACAGGCAAAGAAGCGGGAACTGTCCGACCTCATGCGCCGGAAAATGCCGGTTCACGCCGGCCGGCTGGCAAAGAACCATTACCAGGACAACTTCAGGAAAGGGGGCTTTGTCAATGGGGGGCTGCACAAGTGGCCGAAGTCCCGCCGGCTTTCGTCCGGAGGAAAAGACGCCGCCAGTAACTACGGTACATTACTAAGCAGCCGGAATATGCTTTTCGGCGCTATAAAGTACGTTCCTGGCGATAGCAAGGTAAAAGTAAGTAATGACCTGGTGTACGCCCCGGCTCATAACTGGGGCGATACCCTTCACCCGACCGTTACGCCCAAAATGCGGCGTTTTGCCTGGGCGAAGTATTACCAGGCCGGGGGCGGACAGAAAAAGGGCACAGAGGGCAAAGAAAAGGCCAAAAACGACGAACCGGCGGAAGCATTGAACTGGAAAAAGTTAGCGCTGACGAAAAAAGAAAAGTTAGACGTTAAAGTTCCCCAGCGCCAGTTCTTAGGGGAAAGCGCCGAATTATCCGAAAAGATTGCCAATAAGACAGAAACAGAAATTCGTAAAATCCTAAATTCATAATGACATGGAAGATTTATTTTTAGCTATCCAGGAGCGTATCGCTCTAAAAATGCCGGAACTGTCCCTGGTGGACGAAGATTACGGCCAGTTGATAACCGATGAAGACACCTATCCGGTAACGTTCCCCTGTGTCCTTATCTCAACCATTGAGGCGGAATGGACGGATATAGGTATGGGGGTTCAGAAGGGGGACTGTAACATAACCGTCAAACTGGCGATTGATTGCTACGACGACACGCATTACGCTTCCGGAACGGAAGACAAGATCAGGGAACGGCTGCAAATGAATAACAGCCTTTATAAATTGCTTCAGGGCTTCCGAAATACTAAGGAAATGGGATCACTTAAAAGGGTGAAAAGTACCGATTATTCCATACCTGGGGGAAAGAAAGTATATGAAACGACTTTCCGGTTCAACTACCACGATAATAGTGCGGCTATTCGCCAGTAAACAGGCACAACTGGGCGGGTGTTATTTTGGGTTTGCGAACTTTGGGTACTGGCTGCACTACTATGTCAGTCAGTTTTCGGCAGTTCTTCCGGATGATTGCCATTATACGTTCTTCGGATATAAAGAATTCGTCCCTGGAAAGAACTTTCAGGGCGTCGTCAAAGCGCAAACGCTGTACTTCCGTCCAATAATAGTAACGGCGTAACAGCTTTTCGTCTCTAAGACTGATTAATTCTTTACTTCTTCCTTTTGGCATAGGGCATATTTTCTACACAAAAGTAGTATTTTAACGGCAAACAAAGAAAGAAAAAAGCCTGTAAACTTCAAATTTACAGGCTTTTATTAACCCCGTTAAGCTAACGGGTAACTATTCCATCGTAATAGCGTCGAAACGGTCATCTTTTCCGGGAACAAACGGTCTTACCTTCGTGACAACCCGGCTACTTACTTTTACCTTCCCGCTACCTTTGCAGAAACGACATTCCAGGGACGGCTGGCTTCGGTCTGCCCGGTTGAATACAAACCCCAGTCCCGAACAGTTTCGGCAAATGGTAAGATGTGGCGCAATGTCCCGGATTACAGTACGAACTTCAAGACTTGTCATTTCGGCCATTTTATCCATATACCGCTGTTTTACCTGGCTGTATGCGGTATATTTATAACTTTTGGCAAAGTTCCGT